CTCCAGTAGGATCGGTACTCCTGAGGGCGAAGGATGTTTAGTAGACCCCAGAGGTTCTGAGGGCCCCTTCTCATGCTGCTGCCTGTAGCAAAGAACATAAAGGGGTGAGATCTTGAAAGCGTTTTGAGCTGCTTGTAGTTGTTGGTCTTTCGGTTGCTGTCCTTATGAGCTTCATCGACAAACACGGTCTTGAACAGACCAGCTAGCCAGGGCAGTCTCTGATGATCCCTCCAGAAGGCCTCACGGCTACAAGCGACAAAGCCAGAGCCGGCGACAGAGTTACCGTGAAGAGCATTTGCTCTGACCTTCTCCCAAGCTGCTTCTCTCTGGGCTGGATTGCCTCTGATCAGCTGAGGAGCAGGACAACCGAAATCCTTAGCCTGATTGAGCCAGGCTACCTGAGCGTTTACACCTGCGAGGAGGAGAGCTGGAGCTGGATACTCGAGGTCCCTCCATGCGAGGTAGCACTCTCCAGTCTTCCCGACGCCTGTCTCATCTGCGAATAGAGCACGGCCTTGCGCTACGGCAATTGCCCAAGCAGCTCCCTCAATCTGGAAGTCCCAGGGCGTGAGCCCTAAAGGGAGCTGGGTAGGGTAAGGCATCTTATGAGCCTACGGGGAGGCTGAACGGATCATCGTCATCGTCAGGCACTCCGTACGATTTGATAACCTCGGTGAGATGCCCATGAGGATCTTTCAGGGAATAGTCAGGATACTTCTTGTGTAATCTCCACCAGCGCTTCAGGTGGTTCATAGGGATCGTACAGCGGTGCAGTGTGAAGGTCTTGTTGTACACATCATGGATGAACTCATGGTCAAGCATCCAGACTTTACCTGTGTGCCCAATTCGACAGATGCCAAAGTCACACCGGCCTGCAACCTTGCTAAGGTCAGGATCGCTCTGCAGGACGATCAGCTGGACTCTAGGAGGTTTGTCAAGGTAATCTTCGAAGCATGTACGCTCAAGCACTCCTACAACATCTGTGAAGTTGAGCTCGTAATTCTGCAGCTCAACCTTATTGTGCCTCATCTTCCAATCAGGCCACCATGCAGTAGCTCCAGTCTCAAGCACATCGGCGTCGGTGCCGTGAATGAAGATATCTAGATCTGCAACCTTACGTCCAAGGAGATGATCTCGTAGGGCCCCACCGCAGATTAAAGCGCCAGGGAAGATCTGCTGGATTCGCTCCAAGGCTTCTGCCCACTTCGCAGGAATAGGCACAAGGTGCATGCCTGGTGAGAACTCTGCGTCACTGTCCTTGTCAAACATTGGCATCTGTTAGGGGCTCCTATTTTCCCTTGTTGGCATTCCACCTTCAGCAATTACCTCACACGAGCTGTAGATGACTTGGACAGGTTGTCCCTTCAGCCCTGAGGTCATATGGTCTATAGCAGCATTGCATTGATCATGCACAGCAAAGTAGGCACTCCCAGAAGTTAAGCTCCCAGAGCCTCCAAATAGCACCCAGATTAGGACCCAGTGCATTGCAGCTCCTTCAACTTCCTGTTGCGCTGGCGACGATTGACTCCGTGAAACCCGAGAGCCTTACGTTTGCTGACAGCTTCGGCTATAGCCCTGGCGAGGTCCCTACTCGGATCAAGAACTCCGTTTGCCTGCAACACCTTATGGATCAGAGAGCTCAGACTGACCCGCCTGTCTCTGTTGAAGCTTGGAGGTTCAGGCTCCATTAGGGAACTACTTCTTCTGTAGAAGGCTGTTCAGGACCAGCTATTGCTGCTGCCGCTATACGCTTCAGGCTTTCCAAGATACGCTCGAACCTGTCTTGCGAGCAGGAGCGCCCAGTAGAGCGGAGGAGTTTAAGGCCCCTCGTGCCTGCTACGTGAAGAAGGTTGTGCTCTGTAATGAATGCAACCACCTCTATATCACTTGCGCTGCCAACTCTAGGGGCACTCTCACCCAGAACCAGTGGAGAGGACTGAACTGTACTTTCCCGGACTCCTCCTCTAGCCTCTACATGTACAGACGGATAGGAGGCTAACTGCTCTTCAGTCATCTGCTGGGCAGCAGCTACCCAAGCGCGGCACTCACCCGGATCACTTCCTCTTATATCGGAGCGCAAAAGCCTCTCTGTCACATAGTGCTGAGCAGCTCTGTAAGCAAAGTCCATAAGACCTCCAGGACCTAAAAGGTGCTTAGCCGCAGCACTGTAGGTCAGGACACACTCCTGAGCACTCCGAGGTATGGCTAGAGCCTGCCCCATCCCTATGATGCGTAATCGCTTGACCTGCTCAGGAGTCAAAGCTTCCAGCTCTTCGTAGAGCATGTCAGCAAAATCATCTGTCAGAGCCAGAACTACTAAGCCGTTATCCTCATGGAATAGACTGGATAGTGAGGTACAGTAAGGAGATTCAGCTCTAATTGCTGCCCACCACTGTCTCGAGCTGAACCTTCCTAGAGTCTTGTCGTACAAGCAACTTGCAGAACCGTGTGCCAGAGTAAGATCATAGGCAGGGATACAGTCTTCAGCATTTGTGAGCCCTACGCCTGTAGAGATGATATACAGCGGAAAGGCATAAGCAAGGCTTAAGGAGCATAAGAGTCTGGCTGCCTTACCTGCATACATGTTTCGTGCTGACACAGTAGCAGGCTGCTGACTAAGCATAGATAGCCACTTCTCCTGTAGGACCTCTTGCTGTTGAGGCCTGAATGCGCTCAGACAGGCTTCGACAGGCGGGACAACAGTCTTTAGGCTGGTGCAAGGAATTGCAAGGACAAAAGGGGTAGGGTCTCCTGCAATTGCCGCAAGCGATCGACGTGAAATCCTGCCGTCGAGGATTGAGAGGCTAGCTGGATCCGCCCGCAGGTTCCATGACTCTATAGCAGCCTCCTCGTTTGGCTTGTAAGGCCCTACAGCTCCGCACCTCTGGCATCCAATGTAGATGCCAGAAGCCTTGAGGTACTCTTTCTCCCCACAGAAGGGGCAGCCAGTATTGATGCGCGCCATGACTACTCAGGCTCCTTCTGGGCGGAATCCTAGGAAGACAGGATGCCTCGGCAACTCTAAGGTGCCAACTGGCAGATACTTATATTTCACTACCTTGCCAAGATATTCATCTTGAGCTTTCCAGATACACGCCCTGAGTGCTAAATCAAATCCGCTTCCAATACCGAAGGACCATTCAGGTTTGTGGATATCCGTGACACGAAGAGTACCAAGCACTCCAGCTCCTCGTTGATGTGCTTGGTGAGAGCTTCGAACTGTGAACCCTCGGGCATCCGTAGTTGCAGGGTTATCATTGTGCATCATCTCCTCAAAGCCGGTTATAACAGCTTCGGAGTCCATGAAGCGCTTGAGCTTCCCCATGTACCCTTCACGCAAAGTGCTCCGCCCCTGCTTGTACGGAGAGTCGGCACTCCTGATAATCAGCCCTTCGTACTGAAGATCAATAGCCTCAGCCTCAACTTTTTCTACCGTATCATGGGAAGGGTCAAGAAGGTACTGTATGACCCAAGCTACGTTCGCTAAAGGAAGGCCTGCTACCTTCTGCCCCAGCTGACGCATTCGGACTTCGAAGGGTGTGTTTGCAGGCACTGTTAAGAGGTCGAATACTCTGAAGCTGACCTGGGGCATCCCTTCATGCGACATAACACCTGAAGAGGTTCGGGCGAATACGCCGTCTCCAAATTCATTGCCCACTACAAGCTCTCCGTCGAGCCCCTCGCACGAGAGCCGTCCGAACAGCCTCTGGCAGTACTTGTTTGGAATGGGCTTGAGCGTTCTAGAGATGAGCTGCCCATCGATGACCATTGCGCGGATGCCGTCGAGCTTGTAGCTCCCATACAGCTTTTCGCCATTGGCAATGCGAGCCTTATAGTGCTCGATGTCTGCGTCGTAAGCCAGCATAGGCCTAAACGGTTTACCGGTTGTGTTGCTCATGGAGTGTTGGCCTCCTCAGACATCCGGAATACTAGGGGTTGTTCATCTTCTGGTGCTAAGACCAGCAGTACGTTCTCAGGATATTCCCAGGGAAGACTTCGCACGAAAGCTGCAAACTCCTCGATCTGCAGGTAATTCAGGCCTGCTCCATAAATGTTCTGCTGGGGAGTCTTTGTACCTCCGTAGAAACTGTCTACTTGTATAAGCCCTCGGGAGTGGCCATTAGCTACTAACCACTCATTACACTTTCGCAGCCAGTTAAGCTCCTCAATGCAGTGGGTAAGTAACGTTACTCCGGTGACTCTGCTCATGGGGTATTAGTCTCCTTGCCTGGAGGGTTGACAGTAAGCCCTTGACCTTCCCGCGTTCGCAAGGCATACCACGTGCCCAACTTCATCATACGGGCCCGCAGTGCCTGATAGGAGATCTTGAGCTCATCTGCTAGTGTGGCAGCAGCTATTTCTGCTCCTGTTGTAGGGTGCGCAACAAAGTGCGTATCCCTCTTGTTGACGCCCTGCTCCTTCGGTGTGGACCACTTAACGTTATCAGGTGTGTAGTGGAGATTGGGCTTGAGCCTGTCCAGAGTATGGATCGGGGTCGGCTTGATACCAACATCTCGGACGAAATTGGCAAAAGCCTCAGCATGCGTCCTGAGCCCAGTAGCCACTTCACCATTGGGACACCAGGGAGTAAAGACCCTAATTCCCCTGCCACCATATTCTTTGTAGCTGACGTGCGACGCATTGTAGCACCTCGCCAACATGTTGTGCCATGAATGGTAGGTCCTCTTCTTGAGATCAGCCGCAGTTCCTCTCTTAGGACCGTGAGGCTTATTCTTACCATGCACACCCTTAGGCATGGCTTAGCTTAGGACTGAAGACTTGAAGACCAAGTCTCAGCCTCCCAGGGAAAGACGATCCAGTCGCTCTGAGGCATTGGGAATCCATAGTAGTCAACTATTCCTGGATTGTCAAGCTTAGTGCATAGAGCAACGTACGTTGCATCAGGAAGGACTTCCCGGATCATCTTGAAAGTGTCCCCTGTGTCAACAATGTCGTCGACTATAAGGAGAGTAGGCCCTTTACTCCTGAGACGGTCGATGATCACAGACTCTGCGCGCAGCAGACTAGGACTACCCCTCTTTACCGTTCCTTGATAGGATCTTGCTCCCAGAACATCTACCTGGTTGATATCGAGGGACTGTGCTAGTAAGCCTGCAGGTACTAGGCCTCCGCGTGTAACCCCCGCAATGTGATCATAGGACACTCCAGTATCCTGCAGCTTGCCATGGAGTCTCTTGGCCATAAGCATTATATCTCCCCAAGGGAAGTATATCTTGTTCACAGCCCATTACTCCTTAAGCTTATGGACAGCAGAGCCAGTGCTGTCGACAGCGCTGCTATACCCACTATGGGTATACGGAAAGGGGTATCCCAGCCTATGTATACGGCTAAAGCCGATATGGCCAGGCCGCCGAAGGGAACGTATTGCATGACACCTACCATTACCAGTTCCTGTCTACTACGCGGGCTCTGATCGCCATCTTGTACTTGTGCTTGCCAGCGAGCCGGTCAGGCTCCAGCTGGGCAGCAAAGAAGCGTTTGAGGTCGCGCCCCATTGCGGTCGCCCATGGAGGCGTAACAGGAAACTGCAACTCGAACTCCCTGCGCTGATCATAGATCAGCATCAGCGGCCCAGACTCACTAGTGAAGATGGAGATCTGCGCCTTGACTATGAAGTGCTCACCACTTCTTGGGTAGTCAGGGTCAATCTCCTTGTGTGGAGGAGTTCTCATCTGGCCCTGACGTCTGAAGCGGACATCAGCAGGACGGCTGATTTTCGGCATGGTATGCATTATTCCTTTACAACCTGATAGTTGCTGTCAAGAATACCCGCACGCTTTAGGGCATTCAGATAGTTACCGACTTGGACTTTAGAGTGCTCCCTGTTGGGACGTTCCTGGTACCACTTGAGGAGCTGTTCCAGCTTCCGCTCAGTAGTCGACCTCTTGAGGCCTAGCCTAAACTTCTGCCATTCAAGGTCATGTACACAGTACCTCTGGATCTCCTCAGCCGTAACTGAGCGTAGTGGGGCAGATAATGTTGGCCAGCCCTTCATTTGATCCAAGCCCTCTGCTCATGTTTCAATAGTATAACATATTGACCTTAGGGGCCACAAGAGGTAAAATTTCGGGCGCCATCAATTAAATTGTGCCTCGCAGCTCTGCGTCTATCTCCATGTCTGCATTAATGGCTGTTACAACCTGGATTACTCGAGCTCCCAGATCTAGCGCAGTCACGCGGGTAACAGCAGTTCTGAAGGTTGTTCCTTTGCTGACCTGATGAGTTAGTGCCCCTTGGAGGAGCATGTTGAACTGATACCTCTTCGCATAGGAGGTCTCACGCATTCCGTCATCATGGCTGCTAAAGGTGTGGAGTGGAAAGTAGAAGATCCGTCGGTAGAGCCTACAGGCTTCTGCAGTCTGTTGCTGTAACCATTCAATGTCGTTCCCGGTAAGAGCCTCCGTACAGTACTGGACTGCATAAGCAAGCATGTCAATCCGAGTCCTGTCCGCGATAAATCTGACGCCCGAGTCTTGCGCCTCTACAGCAGCTGCCTCTATGGCCTCACCATGAGCTACATGGATAGCCTTCTGGAGCGCCCATCGCTCGCCAGGAGTAAGATGTCTTTGGTCTATCTCTGACTTCAGTCCGAATGCTCGGAACACAGCACGACTGGGAGATGGCATGAGCTTGAAGTTCTCATGTCCTTGGAGCCTGAGCAGTGTCAGGACTCCTTCAGCAGTAGTAGTCTTGCCTACCCCGCCAGCCCCTGCAAAAGCCCAAACGCTGCGGGTGCTTGTAGTCATCCTACATGCCTTCCTGCGTTGCGAGAGACGCCCGGTTGGATCATCTTGGAGAAGACAGCCTTAGGAGGAAACAGGATGAAGTAGAGGCCATGTCGAATAGCATCCCTGGCATGCTTCAAGCCTCTGCTGTATAAGCCCCAAGCCTTCAGCTTATCGTCTGTCACAAATTGCTTGGCGACGCCGGCAGGTTGCTTGTGAAAGGGAATGTCGCGCTGCAGCAACAAGGTCTCGATCATCCCAATCAGCCGAGGCGTTGAGAGAGAGGAACCTGCATGTTGCGCAGTACGATTGGCATAGACGCGGTAGTCCTCAATAACTACCAGAGTAGGCTTGTACTCCTCCAGGAGAGTGGTTAGCTCTCCTAGGGCAAGTTGCTGTGATGAAGTGGAGATTTGATTAGCATGGACAAACAGAGGGCCTGCGAAGTGTGCAAACCCTGTTGTCTCACCTGGGTCCAAACTCAAGAGCCGTTCTGGTGCAGGAGGACGCTTGAGCCTCTCGATACTATGCTGGTAGAGTTGCTCAAGTGTGATCAAATCATGAGACCTTCTTGTGCTCGTGCGCGGGCGCGGGACTGGAACCCGATAATATACACGGAGACTCCTGACACCTATCCTCGAAATGGATGCGTCATTCCTCAGTAGGCGTTTTGCATCCAGGAGGCTCCATGCATATTATAGGAAGGTCGGGCTAGGAGATAGAGTGTTCATAGAGCTAAGTAAGGTTGCCACTCAAGGGCCCTTCCTTACTCACCGGCTCATCACCGGACCGTACGGGAATCGACGCTAGGCGACTATCCCTAGGAGGTATAAACAGTCTAGAGCTCCTATCCCTGCTCTGCAAGGTATCTCCCCCGCTCGGACCTCCACAGTTCGCTAGGGGAGATATACCTTACAGCATCCTGTATCCTGTATCAGGCAGCAGCTGCTGAAGTCTCGCCCGCCGCCATCGCGCCAGGAACCGGATCCTTGGGCGCGATGCTCAGAGGATCCACAGGAGCTGCTGCCGGCCCAGTTGCCGGCTTCGGGAGCCCCTTGGTAGCCGAGAACACGATCTGGTAGCTGACGGGATTCGTACCCGACAACCGCCGCTCGTTCACCTCCTTGAGGATCTGCCCGCGGCCGATGCCCTGCTTGTAGCGCGCGCGGATGTAGTCGACGCGCGCAACGCCACCCTGCAGCATGACCTTCGCGCCATCCTTGACGCTCGGGACCACCGCCTCGTTGACGCCAGGCGCCGCAGCAGTTGCGGCAGGAGGCGCCGGGACGCTCTCGGGGATTGGATTCGATTCTCCGCCATGCCCATGCTCGTGGCCGTGCGGCTGGTTCGGTTCGCGTGCCATTGTAGTGACCTTTCGGTTGGTTGGTTGTGTCCATTTAGTGTTGTGGGTTTTAACCCTTTCAACACCCCTATTATAGCTGAAACCTAAGATGACCTCAAGAGGGTCTTTTTCGGTCGACCGCTATTCTCTTTTTTGAGATTCTAGCCCTGCCATATTTCTTGTGAGGTAGACACAGGTCACCAGGACTTGAGCTAGTCCTTCCGCAGAAAGCACAACGGTAGGTTTCAGCAAACGATCTTGACCCTGATGTCGACACCTGTTGCGCACATGTCATTTCTCAGGCTCCTCTGTCTTGATGGCAACCTCAACCTCAGGTTCAGGCTTGGAGGCTAAGAGGCGGTAAGTCCAGATATTACCTTGAAGTCCCCCGCTCACCATATTGAGCATGTTACACAGGGAGGAGTGATGTGATGTCAAATACCTCCCTAGCTGGCGTGAACTGGTCAGCTGGGTACAGTGCATGAAGTCATCCTCACTCTGTGCCCACTCACTGACATCGCGAGCGGTAAACTTGAAGGACCCCTTCTGCCTGGGATTGTCTCTGATCTCCTTAGCATATCTCATTAGGCCTTCGACTACCCAGTCAGCCTCCTCTCGGGACTTCTCCTGAGCCTTACGCATCGTTGTGCCAAGGAAGAGACTGTCGATACCCAGGATGTCTGACGCAATTTTCAGGGTCTGCTCAAGATGAGCGAGCCTATGAGTGGTCTGAAAGTTAGGATCCCAAGCGCTCTTCGTGCCTTCAGCCTCTGCTGCTCGCATAAACCTGTGTAGGAATACTAGATGGTGAGCTACCCAAGCCTCTCGTCCACCCCCTTGATCTATTTGTCTATCTACCCAGCTGCCGTCAGGTGCCCGACCTAGAGATGCCATATTGAAGACAGCAGCACGTGAAAAGAAGTCGGCATTCCTGAAAGGTTGGTTGATAGCCGTAAAGCCAAACGTGACCCCTACAGGGATTCTGACAAGATCATTGTCAGTGTAGAGCTTCCGCATCTCAACAGCAGGGTGAGGCTCTGTAATGAGCCTGCATATCTCATCGCTGAGCTGCTGCTTGAGCTTTCCGTCAGCAAAGTGCACATTGTCGGTGACATGAAGTCCTCCACTGTTAGTGATGGAGGCTCGCCAGTCACGGAGATCGTTAGGAAGGTTTCTGAGGATGGGTCGCCCTGTAAGGATCTGAAGCCGCATCGCATAGAGTGAGCTTTTGCCACTTCCAGCCTCCCCAAGAGTGATCTCCACTGGTAGTTGTAAACCGCGCCAGCGTTGCAGGAACGGTGAGATGTAGTACAGTAGACATGCATATGCACGACTTCGTGCACCATCAGGAGTCAGCAAGGCAATTTCACGGTCGGGATTCATAGGATCAATCCCAACGTTCTTGCCCAGATTAGTCTCCCGTAATACATCAGCCCACCAAGCTTGTAACGGTCCTGGAGCATTAACCTCTTGCTCAAAGTACTCCATAACCCGATCAATATCTAGAGGTTCGACCTGATCTTGCTCGAATAGAATCCCATCTGCTCCGTTGATCTTAAGAGTCAGGGCCTTCTTGGGATCAGGAGACACTGCAAGGTAGTGAGAGTCGCTCACCTGCAGAGCAAAGCCGTGAGGATTCTCCGGATCGTCCTCTTCAGTTATCAGAGTCATGACCCTTCGTGGAACTGTCCATTGTAAGGGGAGCTCCCCCGTGAACTGGCTCGCTATCCAGCTAATGACTTTAATGTCTGAGCCCGTGAGGCCAAAACGTCTGTAAAGCAAGGTCCCAAAACCTGTCTCATGCATAAGCTCTCCCCGTCGACCTAACATCTGAGCAAGGTAGAGTTTGTGGGAATCCCGCTCATAATAGTAGGGGCGGTTAGAATAGCGGTCAAGGTATCGAGTGCCAGATGCGTCCAGCTCAGCAAGTATGACAGAGGAGAGTTGCTGGCAGGCTTTTCTGTCCAGCTGCTTGTTAAGCTGTACATTGATAAACCCTCGGGGATTGGGATGCTTAGGAAAGGCTGTAGGGTCTCCATGTGTCTTCCGGAGCCTGTCAATAAGTTCATCCGGGCCTCTAGCTAGGATGTAGTCATCAACACCCGTCTTGAGGTTACCATCATCATCCCTCGTAGCCTGAATTGTCTCACCCTGATTGAAAGTAGAGCCCTCACGCTCCATGAGGCCTATATGAGGCAGTACTAGCAGTTTGATCCGAACGCTGGGTATACCAAGATAACGTAACTCATAGCCAAGCATAGTCGCAGCGCGTCGCACCTCCGTCTTGAGCTCCTGACCTTCATGTGGCTGGTCAGTATCGTAGACAATCACTACGGTTAGGTTGTTTCCTAAGAGCTTGTCCAGGAGCTCTCCCCAGCCATCGGCAAGTAGAGACAGTTCTGGGACGTGAGTACTTCCGCTGGGGAGCTTAGCCCGAATTGAGGTCTTATCCTTAGTCAGTTCAGCCTCACTCGGGATGACTAGAGTCTTACCTCTCCAGGAGTCGACACCGCTGATGCCGATTGCCGGAATACCGTGCTTAACGGCACAGGCTGCCTTCTTCTCTCCTTCAGTGATGACTAGCAGAGGTTCATAAGGGAACTTGCGCAACCAGACTTCCATGCACTGAGCAAGCCTAGGAGGAAAGTAAAGGTGATTGACTGAGTTCTTGGGCTGCTTATATCTAGCGCCATTCTCCAGGTCGGGATTCAGGACCTTAATGCGGTAGAATGGCTTAGGGTGTTCGTCCCAGCTAAAATAGGGAATCACATAGCCTCTAGTTGCTGGACTACATCCTGTAGCCTGACGCTCTGTGGCATCAAATCGCCTGATGCGCAGGTCTTTGGGAGCTAACCCACTAGCTTCAAGGTCAGCTAGGATATCAGCAGGAACTACAAGCTTAGGCGGAGGGATAAGACGCCCTAGAGGGATAGGATCATTCGGTCCCAGAATGCCAGTTTGGCTCATGCTTCCCCCGGAAATAGGCGCTTGATCGTCGAGTGATTGCTTGTCGAGCTAATCTAGACTAGGCTAGGCTGCAGCAGTCCTGACTTCGGGAGGATTGGTCAATGAAATGACCGTGTAAGAGCGATACTGCCCTAGAGGAGACAGAAGGTTCAGAATCTCCCTCTTGACAATGCCGCGAGCAATCAGAGCATCAAGAACAGGCTTCCACTCGCGAGGGGGAATATGAGGACCCAGCCCAATGTGCAGCATAGTCTGATTGAGCTTGGGATAGATCGACAGCAGGAAGATTGCCTTTGCAGCAAGCCGATCTGCCTCAGACTGTCCTGTGACAAGACTTGAGGAATAGGCAGCAGGAGGTAGTCCTATTGGCTGCGTCAGCTCCTCCATCTCTGCTAGGCTAGGGGCCTCCTCAAACAGGCCACTTCCTCCATTCTCACCCTCATTCTCACCCTCATCTTCATCTTCATCCTCACGCAGGACCCGATAAGTCTCTGCCAGAGGGTCTGAGTTGCCGCCGCTATCGTCGCTTCCGTCGTTAGCCACTTGTAGCCTCCACTTTGCTGAACCGCATCTGCTCGAAGGACAGACTGGTAAATACGCCGTCCACAGCGGCCTCAAGGGGCTCGAGTACCCCAGCCAGCTTGAGGCCTGCGAGGTCAGGATCCTCGAGCAGCTCGCGGACCCTGTCTATCAGAGCTTGAGCCCCAGCAGAATTCACCCGTGTCTGGTGAACCTCCTCTCGGGACATCTGGTAATAGGTACCCTTTGACATCTTCTTGCCGTCAAGGCGCGCCTTCAAGGCCTCACCCAAGAATCCATCGGCGGCCTTGTAGTACGACTGCTGACGTCGTACGAGCGCAACCTCGTCCACTAAGCTTTCTACTGTGGCATTGCTGAGATTAGGCCTCTCGAACTTCCACGCTGCAGTAAGTCTTGCCTTGTCCTGGTCCTGGGCGTCACTCATGTTGCGCTCCTACTCATGATTCTGTCCATATTATATCATAAGACCTAAAGGGTCATCAAGAGGTCAAAAAGAGGTCGACCGAAAAATAGATCGGCCGACCTCACTTTGCCAAGCCTGAGGACTACCCCTCCTTGTCGTCAGCTTCAGGATCACTCCCTTCCGGATCGAGGTCGACCAGTGCTGGATCGATGACGTCGTCGATGTCTTCGGCAAAGACACACGCGTAGTCAGCAGGATGCTCACCCTTCTTCGGCGCCTGATCAGCACGGACGCGGCCTCCAGACATCTCCAGCTGGCGAACCGTAATAGTCTCGTCCTCCAGGTTCACTGCAGTGATGACGAAAGGCTGGCCAGCCTTATTGTGAACCTGATGGCCCGTCTCGACCATCTTTACCTCGTACAAGTTCATCGTGTAGTCCTCTGCTTGTTGTAGGCGTTGTTGGGACAAAGGCGGTCCCACCGCTGCTGAGGCACTCATTGCGCAGAATCTGTAGCTGCCTCAGCTCAGCCTCAGATAGCTCTCGATTACAGCTAGCAAGGATCAATTGGTCCCAGCGGCGCTGCAGCAACGAGTTATTCATTCCGAGTAGATCGTACCGTTCTGGAGATCTGCCCCATAGTAGCCAGGGATTTCCGGTAGCCCACTCTCAAGGGCAAAACAGTGTACCTGCTGCTGAGAGAGACTCATCTCCGCCCATACGGTGTCCTCCTGTCATGTACATAACAGGCCGGTTGAGATTGGCCTTGACTGACTCAATTTGCTCTTTGGTCAGCTTCTTGCCTGTATTTTCATGGTATTGTCGCTCCTTATTCAAGGGCAGTGAGGCCCTCTGCTCTGTAGAAACGGTCTGATCTGCTGTCATAGAAGGCGACCTCACCTACAGCCAGCTTATTACTACCATAGAGGGCCTTCCAGCGACTAAGCCAGGTAAGGTGCTTACAGGGCTTCTTGACGCCTTCGCGTCCAGCCCAGCTTGCTGGGCAATCACACCAGTGCTCGGTCCCTCTGGATTGGGAGGTTTGAGCCTTAATGGTATAGATCTGATCCGGTTGGGAGCTTTCGCCCCCTCCGGATCCCAGGAACTTCGTAACAGACCATTCACCCTCCTTTGTCTGGCGGATGAAGTAGCTAGCATCCTTCGGTTTGTACGCCATGATCCTAGAGTTCTCCTTCCTTGTATCTGCTTGTCAGTCTATCCGCGCGACTTCAAAGCTGCCATCCTTCTGGACGATTGCAACCCAGGAGTGCTGGTAGAACCTAATCGTCTCGTCCCTCAGTTTGGCTTCGAACAGCAGCAATGTCGGTGGATCTCCCGGGTAGTGTAGATTTCCATTCTCCGCCATGGTGAATCCCTGGAAGTTATACCAGCCACCTCCATGACGGTAATTGTTATCGATCTGCTCCTTGATAGGACGAGAATCATCCTCGTGGATCCATCCAGGAATGTATCCCAGCATTTCAGGAGTAGCCTTAGGGTGTTTCGCTATCCATACTAGACCATGCATGACTATTGCACCCACCAGGGTGCACGAGTTTCTGCGACCTCCAGCGGAGGCTCCAGAGGCTCCTCCATGCTCTCTTCGGTGAGGGCGATGAAAAGCTGCTCAGCCTCATCGGTGATCCGGAAGTTCGGCATATTCTCACGGCACCAGAGGATATAGTCTGGAGCCATACGGATGACGTACTCCAGCTTCTCCCCATTGTACTTGCCAAACCGCAGGATGTCGTCTGGCCCGTAGACCTTATAGCCTCGCATGCTCTGCTTGAAAGCCATGCGGACGAAATCGGTCAGAGTGAGCCCTCGCTCCCTCAGGAACAAGTACAGGTCGTTGTGCAGCTCCTTGCTGACAACTGCACTGATCTTCACGTCGCCATTCGCCTGGAGGATACCCAGGAGGGGCTCGACATCAACTGCCTTGACCTTTACCTTTGGAGGTCTTCCAAGCGGCTTGCCTGACGGGCTAGTCTTTCTTGCCGTGTTGCGCACTGCCTTTGCCATTGTCTGGTGTGTACCTTTTACCTGATGCCCACGTAGCGTCAATTACCTGAGTTTCTCGGGCTACGACTGCAGGTTCAAAGTTGATGTGTCTGCGCCAGGAGGCTAGTTTTCTGTCACAGACCTCCATCTCCTTAGCCAACTGGCGACGTTCTCCGAAGTCGCATGTGTTGGCCAAGAAGAAGGCTAGGTACTTGGCATTACCGTAGTGAGTCAGGAAGTGCGTGTTCGCATCCTGTCTGTGATAGGGTACAGGTCTTCCTGTGAAGGGTTCTTGAGTATCTGGGTAGATGAAGTACTGAGCCATATGGTCTTCGCTCCCTCTGTTCTATTGTGTCTATATTATATCATAAGACACAAAGGAACATCAAGAGTCAAAATAGAGGTCGACCTAAATTATTTTTGGCCTCCCTCTTTCTCTTTCTCTCCTTACTTGTCTTTGATGGTAAAGCGGAAGTCCCAGTTGTACTTCCCGGCCAGCATCTTCATTCGTTCTGCCCAGCCCAGAGCAACGCCCTTTTGGACTACCTCCCTTGGGTATTGCTCCATCTCTAGGGCTTTAGCGGCCAGAATATCGAATGCATCGTTCTGACTGATCTCTGGCCCTTTGGGTTGGGCAATTGATCTTAGTCCAAACCAAGGCATTGCTACTCCTTCCAGCAGGTCGCCGTTCACTCATTGCGCGCGTGCTCGTGCTCGGTAAGTCGCCGTTCACTCATCCCATTCCCATTACGTGCTCGCCGGTAGCGGGGTGGTTGACGCAGTATGAGATGCTGTGCACTCTAATCGCGTCTTTACGACTTATTTACAAAGCACCTTAACCAGACTTGAGCTTGGGTGATCTTCACGATCTCCTCTGTGTAGTCGGCTATACTCTGGTCCGCTTCTTCGGGGTTTGCGCAGCATTTTGCCTCAAGGTCGCATTGAGTGTCATGTAATGCTCCAAGGATTGTCATGAGCATATCACGGGTGATTGGTATTATTGGCATGAAAGTGCTATTTCCTTTCTAATTCGGTACACGTCTTCAACTTAGTGGCCTCCAGGAGGATGCGTTAGGAGCATGATGGCAATGAACGCTAAGAAGCCTAGGACTGCCAGCATGATTGGGAGCGGGATTCTCTTTCCGCCTTTCGGGTGTTGTGCCTTAGACTGCGCGCCGGCATTAGCGCCAGGAGTTATTACACCCTGTTCTCGCAGCTTGGCCTCGATCTGGGCTCTGATTGCCGGATTGAAGTTGTAGCTGTCCAGATCGCGCCTGCTCTTGACCTTAAGACGCCCTGCCATTAGCCTCTTGGTACCTTCCCAATCCTGAAGCGCATGTCGACCATGATGAGTCGGGCGATCTCTGGGTCCTTTCGAATACCGACATCCAGGTTCCAGCACCGGTTACACATCTGGGTCGAGGGATTGCGATGCAAAGCAAGACAGTACTTACACTTCGACAGGCAAATGTGATGGGTACCCTGAAGGAAGACCTCCTTACATTTAGGACAGGCCTCCCCCCAGAGCTCTCTGATCCGGCTGTAACGTCCGTGCTTAGCCACTGATCTGGCGCTTGACTTTAGCCTTGTCCGTCGTCGTCGATGCTCACCTGGATCTTCTGAGGGGCTGCGTGAGGGTTGCTAAAGGTGTTCTTGCGGACGTAGAGCACTCCGACCATCAGAGTTGGATCGTTCTGCGCCTTCGGGATGCCCTCTTCATCGACCTCCTGGTAAACCCAGGTGCCTTTGGTCTCACGAACTCTTGTGAAGGTTTGGATCTTGTACATGGTGCTAGTACTCCTCTCTGTTTGCCGTTGAAGCCTGAGCCCGCTCCCGCTCGAACTTCTTCACAGCTCGTTCAATCTGCTGGTAGAAGAGCCTTCCGACCTGCTTGCCATTGAGATAGGCTTCCTCGAGCTGGGAGATCTCGTAGTGCCCAGCCCAGGGTCTGGTTTCCAACATCGCATTGACGCGCCTGATGAACTCATCAGTTACTGTGTACGTACGAGGGCTATTAGGGTTTGCCATGTTCTGAGTCCTTTCCCTTTATGCCACTATTATAGATGATGACCTTTGAGGTCATCAAGGGTCAAAATAGCGGTTGACCTCTAGTTTTTTGGTCTGTTCTTTGCCTGCCAGCTCACCACATGAGGGAAGAGCTCTGTCAGGGGAGTATTCTCAGGTACGCCTCCGCACTCGACAAGATCCTCACAAACAGCTTCCGGACTTGTACTCAGGAGCACAGCCTTGTAGCCGTTTGTGACTGCACTGTCCAGAGCCTCATGCACTTCCTGCTCAGTGATTGCCATGTCTATGACCACCCATTCTGCCTGAGGAAGATGCACGCCAAAGTATGTGCATCGCCCCAGCTGAGTTGCGTGTCGGTCGCGATCATGTCCGTTAGGAGCATGACTGCGACCGCTTTGAAGTACTTCCAGATCACTTTAGGTGCTTCAGGTGCTCTAACAAGGCATTCAGCTCCTCTTCCTGCTTACCCAGCTCGACGAAGCCACTGTCAGCAAACTTCATTGATCCTGTCTCATCTTTGATCCTCAAGCGCTCTCGCTGCACCAGTGCGATCAGAACCTTCTGGAGGTCATCAGGGATGAAGTAAGTACTCTCGGCCAGATTCTTAATACAGGCCTCTGCATCCTCAATTCGCCTTTGCAGGTCGATCTCTGCCTGAAGGATCGTGAGCTCCTCCCGGGAGTATCGTTCAAGGTAGGCGATCGTAAGGTCTTCATGGTCGTTACCTCCCATGATGTGCTCGACCATAGCGTCCCGATCTGTGCTGTCAAGCTTCCAGAACGGGATCATTTTACCCTGCAGACTAGCTGTAGGATAGTCACTTCCTCTGATGCCCATTGTTCAGATGACTCCTGCCTGGATCAGCTCGGCGTTCGTGTACTCGCTCTGGTGCCTTCGCACGTAGCGCAGAACGGCTCCTACTGGCTTCCAGCTGTCGCGGTGGAGGCATGTCCTGCTGGAGTTGAAATGTCGGTAGTCGAAGAACTCCAGGCGCTTCAGGTGGCGCTCCTTTCTCTTGGCCTTGTTCAGAGCCCTGTGGTTCTGAGTACGGTAGCTCGAGTACTTCGCCCGACGGCTCTTCGACTGAGCTACGGCGGGCTTCTTATCTTGCCCTCGGTTATCCATGTTTGCTCGTTCCTCTCTGGCAGGATTGCCAAGGAGTCAGAGGTTGTAAGGCTCTGACTCCCAAGCTATCCCGGTGCTTGTTAGTACCGTGTTGTTTAGGCCGCCTTCGCGGAGGTGAAACTCAGCTCAGTGGCGGTAGCCGTAGATTGCTCGGAGGTCTCACTTGCCTGTGGGATCTGCACCACTGGTGCCTGTGCTGGCAGCAGCTGTGGTGGTGCGTTGAGTCCCAAAGGGCGCTTCACCGGTCGAGTCAGTGTGTTGCGTACGTGCTGGTAGAGGATGTCCAGTGTCTTGCTGATCTGTGTGGTGTTCAACCCGACCGAGTGGAGATACCGGATCCTCGCCGCAGTAGTGGTGAGCTTATTGACCTCCACCCTCACAGCCTCAATGATCGGATAGATTCCAGGAACGGGGCTTGCCGCAAGGACCCTTCCTGTGGTTGGTGCGGTTGCAGCAATTGCTGGCACCTGTTGCGCGATCAGTGCTGCGACTTCAGGGGAGATAGGAAGGCTGTTGAGATCAGGAGCTTTGGCTTGCTCAATGTCGGTATCCGTGTTTACCCGCTGCTCCAGGCTTGTTGCGCTCGTTTTCATGGTTTGTACAGATCCTTCTGCGTGTTACCTAGACTAAAGGATTCAGTCTAGGGTAGTGAGTATAGGCACGTTGGCCCAGCAACTTCTTCAGCTGTGCCACTGTATGGCTTGTACATACGTGGGGCACCTTGACTCCTCCACGGATCACATTGATCTTTTCGTAACGTGATGCGTAAAGGTAGGCTCCTTGAAAGGTCGCACCCTTGTTGATTAGGCGACCCTTATCTTCGTTGGTAATTGTCCAAAGATTCTTCACAGGACTATACTTTTCTGATCCTGGTGTCTGCTTCAACTCCCAGTTCCTTGCAGTGCTCCTCATACAGGTTTGCCCTGATTACTGCATCTTCCTCAGTGTCATGGATTGGAGCAGTGTGTAACTTGCGCCAGTAAGGTTTCTGGTAGCTGGCTCCATACGTAGCTTCAACAACCCAAGGCATTGATAGCTCCTCTGTTCTTCTTTCGTACCCCTATTATACTCTGTGACCCAAGGTGACCACAAGAGTCAAAATGGGGGAGGGTTCTCAGATTTTTGGGCGTGTGACTGTGCTTGCTAGTCTAGTCTAGCAAGCACAACCTTGTGAGGGGCGATGTCTGCGACTGCCCGCATCGCGGCGCCGTCACTGAAGTGGAAGAAGATTACATCCCCCACACTCAGCATGTCATGAGCGCTGTTCATGTAGCCCTCATGCATGACTGTGTTGAGCCCCTCTGTGCTGGTGAGGCTTTTCAGGTTGTGACTCCACAGGGTGTTGCCACCAGCATATGCCTGAACCGAAAGGTGACGGATATTGAACGACGGCATGTTGTTGTGCTCCTACTTCACTGTTATCTGCTTGGCTGAACAGTATCCGCAGGTGAATTGCTCTCTGCCCCATTTGGCGATCAAGAGCCCCTCTGCGCTGGTGTCTGTCTGCCACCGGTGGATTCCGAGTGCGCAGAGGACCTTACGTAGGATGTTAATCATTGACACTGTGCTCCTTTGCTGTCAGTCTGGGTACTTCTTCAGGTAGGCCTTCTCCAGACTCTTAATGTCTCTCATGTAGGACTTGAGAGTCCCTATAGCGGCTTCCTCTCTGGACTTGTAGCCTGTGTGTGGAAGGGTCGAGTTGGCCATCTGGAGACACATCTGTGCCCCATCAAACCCTGCCCTCTTGAGATCGGCAATTGCCGCCTTGAGGACGTCAAGGTCTTTCTGTTCATCCGGTGACATTGTACTTGTTACTCCTTGTTGAGTTGGTCTGTTATGCCAAGCAGAGCCTTATAGTAGATCCGTAGGCCGGCTCTGATTGCCAGTGCAATGCAGTAGTAGTACATTGCACCAGTAATGAGAGCAATTGACATCATTGTTACGACTTCGGTACCTCCCGCACTGTATCAATTATGATTATATTATAAATGATGACCATAAAGGAACTCAAGAGTCAAAATTGGGACCGACCGAAATTATTTTGATCCTTCCGTTTGCCTGTATACCACATACATACTGCAGTTGTCTTTTATGTGGTAAGTGCATGGGGATCAATTGTTAACTTATTGATTTCATTAGGATCAACATTGCAATGTAGTCTAGAATAGTCAATAAAATCATGGATTTATAATATAATACTATGATAGATATAAAGTAGGTATGGATAGGTAATGGTAGGTAAGAATAGATTAGATATGTATATTATCTGTGTATATCAATACTGTTTATCTGTGCATATCTACACTGTCGTACCTACCCTCCGGTAATTGCGGCACTGTTCCAACAGTATTTTAGTTATGTCAGAAATTTGATATATATAGGCGTGTCACAACTTTGCGGATTGAAAAAAAAAAAATTTAGTCAATGATTTCAATGGGTTACAATACCGCCACCATGTTTGTTAAGTAAAAGGGACAATCAATTTATGTATCATACATAGTGTTGGAACATTGCAGTATAGACCAAAGGTAGGTCTTCTGTGCCGGGCTCTGACCTTCACTAGACCGCTCAAGCGGGACGATTCACTGAGTTTCTACCCCCGTGAGGGGTGCTTCTGACCTTTGGTAGCTCCTGGTTAAGAGCCTGACAAAGAGGTCCTCAACTTAGCTGGTAAGAGCCTGGATTGGGCCCTGGGGTTTAGACGACCAGAGTCGCTGCCCTACTATCTATCCCATTCCAAGCCTGTGAAGATGTCCAGGATGAAGTCCCACTCTGCCTTACTTAGGTAGGTCTTCTGTCCCTCCCTAAGTAAGGTCATTCTGATCTGGGACTGTGCTTGCTCGCGCTTCGTCATGGTTGTTCCTTTCTAGATGCGACCCATCAGTTCTGTTAGCGCCTTACTTACGATGATGCACTGGATCCGAGCGTATGTATCCCAGTAGCCTTGATACCTCGGATCTTCCTCAGGCATGGGATCGATATTGTCCCAATCGTTCTGGCGCCTCGCGACTCTATCACAGAACTTGGTGATCTCAGGAGATTCCATGATCCTGTTACCAAGGCGATGCGCAAGCAGATCTGCCTCTGCTTTATCGATCTTCGCCTGTTTCAGACTCTGCCTTGTTACCATAGATAGGTACTCCTTCCTCTGTACTTCATTGTACATTTATATTATATAACATGACCATAGAGGACAACAAGAGTCAAAAGGGGATCGACCGATAAAGAAAATTTTGTCCTACCAAAGGTAGGTTAAGAGCCTTGGTAATGCGGTGGTTCTGTGATAGGAGCATGATTGGTCCTTGCCCTAGGGCGATGCCGATTAAGAGCCTGACCAGGCCGCCCTTGGGGCCGGGCCGGCCTCGAGCCCCGGCGGTCCCGGGCGGCCCGGGCTAATCTCAAAAATGAAATCATCATAATAAAAATGAAGGGATCTCATTTCTGAGATCCCTTTCACTTTTTAGTGGTGGGTTACCTCGAATTTGGTATCCCAGCCGCTTCTAGGACATTCCTCACAAATTGGTATCGAAGACCCAACGTTTTGTGAATCGTCCACCTATTCATACCACTCTTCGCGAGTCTGCGAATTTTCTCCGATTTTGACATCCCCTCTTTGAATTGAGAGGTATGATCGATTGGGGTGTAGAGGTCACTATCATGTTCGAAGGTATCATTTTTGTTGGTCATCGATTTTACTCCCATATAAGGAACCATTTCCTTACATATATAATGATACAAACGTTGGTTGGTCATATCCATAGAAAAAGGGGTTATAATGTGTTTTATTTCCAACCGATTTAATTCAATTATGCAGCGCCTGGGGGATTCATCCCAAAATGCCTTTTTACCTATCTAACCTTTGCGGCAATTGCCTGAAGGGGTCCCCATCCCAAAATGTACCAAAACCAGTTTTACCTGTCAGGCAATTGCCGCTCAGGCAGGCCTTCTAATATGGGTACTTAATGCTATCCAGTCCTTAGGTCTGCCAGGCTTTTCAGTAGACTCTGTACGAAGCCTGCTAACCCTACCTCCTCTTGCTATCATCCGCTGGATATTCACAGCACGCGTAACCCACTCTAATACCTCTAATCGGTTATCTGAGCGGCTTAGGCCTCCATGATCGCACTCATGTCCTGGAGGCGCTGGCCCCCTAAAGGCCTCTAACTCAAGGATATGAATAGCATAGGTACCTGCCTTAGCTGGACAGTTATACAGGGTAACTCTGGCGTACCCATCCTTGCCTATATTAGGCTTCAGAATCTTTCCTGTCTTTAGGTTCCTGACTCTTCCAAGGTCGCTTACCTCATAACAACCCTCACCGCCAAGCACACCCTTCCAGCTCTCCATGAGTAGTTCTTTCCATCTACATCCCTATTATAACACAGAGACCTCAATGACCCCAAGAGATAAATTATTAACAATTGGTAACGTGAGGTCAACTTGCGACCTCATATATAATAAAGGTCAATAGAGGTAGGTCTACCGACCCAACATCCCAGATGAGTGCCACACTTTTGCGCACCCAGCCTAGTCAGGACCCACCAGAGAAGCCACCCGAAGGCACCCCGAAAGGGCCTCAAGGGGACTACTCAATGTCTATGTCTATGTCTATGCCTATGCCTACGCGCGTTCAGATCATGCGCGAAGCTAGCCAGCGTGTTCCCAAGCTCTCAAACGGCCTCCCTGAGGGTTTTCACCGCGCTGACCTACTGAGCCCAGAGTCCGTCGTGCGAGGGTTCGTCAAGCCCCTAGAGCTTGACACCCTCTCAAACCTTACTGAGCTCAAGCGGGCTGTCGTCAGCACTGCATCAGGGGCATTAGCTGCAATGGCTGCAGCATCGACTGCTCCCCTCCCCACTTCAAGCGACACATTCAAGCGGAGATCCCAGCCCAATGTCACGCGGGACGAGAGGCAGTCGGGGCACCAGGTCGAAGCGTACGCAACAGACAACGGCCGGAGGGGGAGAGAAGAAGAGGTCAGAGACGCCTCGTCCCAAAACCCAAACCCAAACCCAAGCCAAAGCTCCAGACCTCTCAACAGGTCTGCCGAAGCGCCCAACTCCCAAAGGGACTCCCCGCAACCCGTAGAAAGGGAACCCGAAGTCAGCTCTGACTACAGACTGCCTACGGCTGTCCTCGATGAGAGGCAGCTCCGTCTGGCATTCGTTCCTCTGCACTACGATGAGGGGTACCCTGTTCTCCCCAACGGTAAGCCCTTCTGGCAGCAATTTGAGTTTGAGCCTAGAGATGCCTTCACGGGATTCCAGTGCTACCTGAAGCAAGGAGCTACAGGCAGCCGGCAGCTCTTCATGCTTGCAGAGAGCCATGAGGCTCAGCAGGCAATCTCAAAGGCCCGGATTGCGCTCGATCGCCTGAGCCAGGTAGACAACCCAAGCTTAAACTCCAACCCAAATCTTCGTGCCCCCGAGGATGAGGATGACGGATTTGGGCCTGTCCCCGGCAGTCGCCTTCCTGAGGTTCGCGAGCCGGAAGACTCCTCGCGCCAGGGACCTCTGTCAGGCAGTGGCTTTATCAGTGAGGCCTCAGGTGGTGGAAGTCACCTCTCCTCCTTCTCGACTAGCCTTGAGTCGAGGTCTGCTGAGATAATTCCGCTCAACGGGGCGGATATCGGGACCCTGCAAGAGTGGTTCCACCTCTATCACTGGGGCACCAGAGCCCACTCTCATGATCTGTACTACAGTGCTAGTGTCAACGCGTCACGTGAGATGCTGGCTCTACAGCTTGACAATACCCACTTTGGGGATGCCAACAGACTCTACATGAGACTGATGGGCCTCATGAACGGCGAAGGAGCAGACTTTGTTGACGCAGAAGGCAGAAGCCTATTCTGGAAGGGTATCGCTAAGTCGCCGAGAAATGCTATCGAGCTTCTGGCTAAAATCCATGGCATGCAGCGTCTTGCTATTGGTATGCCCCAGAGTGCTCCAGGCCATCTCAAGGCCCTCGGCAACCCGAATCCCAACGCAGGCCAAGAGAATCGGCCTACCAGAGGAAGAGGGACTCATTCCTCTTCTAGCGTATCAGAAGAGGTGGGGAGAAGCACATCTCAAGGTTCTACTAGCAGAAGCCAGAGAGAGGGGCAGGATCTTACAGATGAGCAGCGCGCCAGACGGCTAGCGATCCTCCTGGATCGTGCCCGCTCACGTAAGGCTGGAGGAGTCCCTCCAAATGGGTGACACTCAAGCCCTACAGCAGCCCAAGAATGAGCTTGAGGATCTCATGCTGTACTTGTCCGAGGATGAGATAGCTGAGATCGACATGCTCATCGCGGATATCCCGCTGCCAGCTTGGACGCCCCAGCCAGGCCCTCAGACAGAGGCATACCATTCCCTGGCCGATGAAATCTTCTATGGTGGTGCAGCTGGAGGAGGCAAGACGGACCTCCTTATGGGTACTGCCTTGACTCAGCACTACCAGAGCATCATCTTCCGGAGGGAGTTCGCGCAGCTGAAGGGGATCCGCGAGCGCGCGGAGGAGCTCTACAGACCTTGGGGTTCCTACAACGGGATGGATCTGCTCTGGCGCTTCAAGGGGCAGTACCAAGGCCGCACATGTGAGTTTGGAGCCTGCCAGTGGGAAGGTGGAGAGCTCAAGTACCAGGGACGCCCTCATGACCTCAAAGGCTTCGATGAGATTACGCACTTCTCCGAAAAGCAGTTCAGGTTCCTCAAGGGATGGAACCGCACAACGCGTCTGGGCGTACGGACGAGAGTCATCGCCGCAGGAAATCCGCCTCTTAACGCTGAGGGGCAGTGGGTTAACCGCTATTGGCGAGCCTGGCTCGACCCCCTATATCCGAATCCTGCCAAGCCAGGAGAGCTCCGTTGGTACATAACGGATGAGCACGGGGATGATATCGAGGTCTCCGACTCCACTCCAAGGTTTATCAGGATCTCAAGCGTAGAGCAGTGGGTCAAGCCAACATCCCGTACCTTCATCCGGGCTCGAGTCCAAGACAACACCTATTTGATCCGGACTGGTTACCTCACAACCCTGCAAGCATTGCCTGAGCCCTTACGCTCCCGCATGCTTGAGGGCGACTTTGGAGTAGCTGAGGAAGACCATGAGTGGCAGGTGATCCCTAGTGCTTGGATTCTGCAGGCTCAAGCGCGTTGGGCCCCCACATATGAGGAATATCTCCTCAAACTGCACGATAGGTTGGCAGCAAAACGCGCGGAAGCCATAGACCCTGATACAGGTCTCAAGCGGTACCAAAACCCTTCGGATGCCAGCGATTATAGCCCTTCCGGGGATACATCACTGAGTTCTTCCCCCGCTAAGGGGCCAACGTCACCAGAAATACCCTTCGTGGCAGCTGCAGGGCCTGGAGTTGACTTGTCGGTCTTCCTGTCTGATACCCAGCAGAAGCTGAATAGTGATCGGCTCCAGTTTGTGCAGGGGACTGATTCGAATATGCCTGGCTCACGCGCAGTTGGGGTTGACGTTGCACGAGGAGGGCGCGATCAATCTGTGGCTGCTCCTCGTACTGGGAGCTGGTTCAACCACCTGCATGCCATAGATGGGGAGAAGACGCCTGACGGACCTTCCCTGATTGACTGGCTAGTAGAGCTGGGCTATAAGGATTGGCCGTTAAAGGTTGACGTTACGGGGGTCGGTTCGTCACCAGTTGACGTCGGTATCCTGCGGGAGATGGACGTTACAGGACTAAATGGAGCCGAGAGGTCCGAGGCGACTGACCGTTCAGGGCTCCTTCGCTTCCACAATACCCGTGCTGAAGACCATTGGACCTTCAGAGAAGCCTTGGATCCTGAGCTTGGTCTTGAGATTGCACTCCCACCTGACCCTGAGTTAGCAGCTGATCTGGCAGCGCCTCGGTGGTCGATCAGCATGAAAGGCATTCTGGTCGAGGACAAGAAGAAGATCAAGGACCGAATTGGGCGCTCTCCGAACCGAGGTGATGCAGTCATCAATGGCTTCTCGCAGCGCTACCGCGAGGGTCTTGGCTACCTGCACTTCTACCGCGACCAGGTTGCAGCTGCGAAGGCTCTTGCAGAGGCGAAGGGAGCCTCCAGGCAGTGATTTACCTCACCAAACCACAGATTGGGGAGCTGGTTGATGCCTGTATTGCAGGAAAAGAGCATGCTCTGGACTGCTGGTTGGCTATAAGTCCTGCATTCCACCGTAATCGGCCCCTGACTATTGATGAGTATGCGTGCTTCCAGCAGTATGCAGAGATCAATTCGGTCCCAGTGCTGACAAGCTCCGATCTGATCGTAGATCTACGAGGGGTTCTCTAGCTCTTATGCCACACCTTCCAGCTCAGGGCCCAAACGGAAACGTTACATTAGCTGCGCCAAGCTTTGTGCAGCGCATTACTAGTGCTGCTCGTTATGTGGTGAGCGGTGTTGATGCTGGAGCAAACTGGTTTGGGCCCTGGAATCCTCTCAAACCTTTCGTCCAGAACCCGGATGAAGCGGGAGTTGTAGGCAGAAGGTTCAACTATCCTGTAGGCAGAAACCTACAGTACACGCCTCGAGGGCAGGAAGTCGGCATCAGCTTTGCAGAGTTGCGAGCTCTAGCAGACAATTGCGATGTCCTACGTGGCGTCATTGAGGCCCGCAAGGATCAATTGTCCGCCCTCGACTGGGCAATTCGCCCCCGTGAAAGCTCATCTGAGGCCGGTGGGGAGGAGAGTACTCCTGAAGCAGCTCCAGACCTCGTCGACGAAGGCGGAAGCTCTTATGGGGCTAGCAAGGTTGCGAAGGCAGCAGGTGCCGGTACTCCTATAGCGGGGGCCAATGCAACACGCCAGGCATCTGGAATGACTTCTGGAGTGCCTACAGGCAACAGACAGCCTAGCATTCCCCGCAAGGACTTGCACACCCTCAGGCTGTCGAAGAGCGACAAGGACCGAATCCGCAACCTCACGGACTTTCTCCAGTACCCCGACAAGGAGAACTCCTGGGATGTTTGGTGCCGAGCCCTCAACGAGGACATGTTTGTCATTGACGGTGCTACGATCTACAAGCGCCGCACACGGGGCAAGAAGCTGTATGCGCTGGAGTACATCGACGGCAGCACCATCTTTCCTCTGCTGGATGCAGAGGGTCGTCGTCCAACCAATCCGACCGACCCCTCGTACCAGCAGATTCTGCATGGAATTCCTGCTGTCAACTATACGTCGTCTGAGCTCATGTATATGCCCCGCAATCGACGAACAGATCGTGTCTATGGGCTTGGCCAGACAGAGCAAGTAGTCATCACGGTCAACACAGCCATCAGGCGTCAGGCCTTTCAGCTGGAGTACTACCTGAGCGGCAGCACTCCAGATGCATTCGTAGGCCTTCCAGCAGCCTGGAACTTAGCCAACGTCAAGGATTTCCAGCAATACTTCGACAGTTTGCTGGTTGGCGAGCTTGCGACCAGGCGCAAAGTGCGCTTCATGCCTGGGGACTTCAAGTATGTTGAGACGAAGGAGCCGCCCCTTAAGGACGACTACGATGAGTGGTTAGCCCGAGTTATCTGCTTCATTTTCTCAATCTCCCCGGAGCCCTTTGTCACCCATCTCAATCGGGCAACAGCTGGTACAGCAAAAAGCAGAGCACTTGAAGAGGGCTTACTTCCACTGCAGAGATGGTGGAAGTTCCTGATGGATCAGATCATTCGGTACGACTTGAACTCTCCTGATATGGAGTTCGTCTTCCTCGATGATCGTGAGCAAGACCCTCTGATCCAGATGCAGATCGACACAGGCTATGTCAAGGGCGGGATCTTCAGCATTGACGAAGTCCGCGAGGATCGTGGCAAGCTTCCTGTCGGTGAGCAGGCTGAGACTCTTATGCTTGCGACTACCTCAGGGTATGTACCTATCGGAGCCTTGACTGGTCCAGGAGCTGTAGCAGCTCTAGCTGCTCAGGGATCTCCCGGAGCAAATGCAACACACGGAACTCCCACCGGAGACTCTGGCGGAGACTCTGGCGGAACTCACCAGGTATGAAAAGGAATAGCCCCCAATGAAGGACCAGCTGCGTGGCGTAGCCTCTCTTGATGCTCTTCTGTCAGCAGGAGGCTATATAGCTGAAGGACCCAATCGCCCTATCAGGGGCGTCTACAACCTCGAGTGCACCGATAAGGACGGTAATGTCCTCTGGTCGGATACGTATGAGAACGTTGTCACTACTAGTGGCCAGAATGAGCTGCTGACGGCTGCTCTGACAGGAGCTGGCTATACGGTCACCGGGCCGTTCATGCTCCTGATCAGCAGTGTTAACTACGGCCCAACAATCACGACGGTCTCGTCCTCAGGCAGCAGCTACACTACGGGCACGGGTGCCTTGGTTATTGCCACGGCTGGCGCTCATGGTATTGTATCAGGTGACTCTTTCACCCTGTCAGGCTTAACTGGCACGGGGTCGTTCGCCTCGATCGACGGAACCTGGACTGCTACGACTGGCACTACAGGTACCACTATCAACGCTACTATCACCAGCGGCTTGGGAGCTGCGACTATTACGGGTGGTAACGTCATTGTCGGCGTCAAGCAGTCCGACACGATGGCGTCGCATGAGGGCTGGGTCGAGGTGCAGAATACGGGCACCAGCACTCCTCCCTACGGAACCACGAG